AAAGTAACGTCCCTTGAACTGAGACTGTGTGCCTTTGGTGAGTTGTTGCGACACGCCGCCCTCTTTACGTCTTTCAGGGGCATTCGGAGGAGGTGCATCGACCTCTTCCATCGTGATCTCAACCGGCTCATCCATCATTTCTACGTTTTTCATGACCATCTCCTAATGTTTCACGTGAAACAATTAACCCATTTTGTTTATGCGGCTCTGATTAACTTCCGCCCGTAACAGGGCAATATCCTCTTGAGAATCAATCTTTTCTCTGTCGATCTCTTGATTTTCAGCAGCTTTCTGCTGATCAAAGTCCAAACGGGCCGAAAACTCGCTTGCCTTCCGTTGAAGATCCATTTCCTTAATATCAAGCTCCTTGTCACGGAGCGCAACCAAGGGATCAACATCCGCACCCGGCGGCGGTCCAAGCAGAGGCATGATTTCTTGCGTATATTCAGCAATAAGCTGTGCAACCTCGGCCTCTACGTCCATCGGAGGTGGCTGCATTCCTTGGGCCATCGCTTGTTCCGCCATCATCATAGTCTTCGCTTGAACAACATTCCGGGCCTTGAGCGCAATATGCTCACAGATATGAGCTTGAAGAAGGCCAAGAACAGGGGGAGTGCCGGCTGGAACAGGTGTCTTCATGAACGTAATGTGCGACAGGATATGCGCGTCATGGTCCTGTGTCGGAAACGCCTGTAGGTTCTCTTGAATCAACGCTCGAGCGTTCTCAATCGCCGGATCGGTAGGCTGCGGCGGTTTAGGTGTAGGTAAGATTGCCTCTATGTTCTGAATCCCCAGTGCCTGATACATCCTTCTGTATGCTTCAAACAGGTTGTGTAGCTGCGGATTCGACTGCGCCAACTGAAGCTGCGTCTGCGCTATTGCGATCCTCTGCGACAGAGAAAAGATATTCGGATCGGATACAGGAATAACATCGACACGGTCATCAAAGTCTTGCTGCTTGATGAAGGACTCTGCACCGTAAACATTATAGGGGTACATGGGTGGCAAAGATTCCTTGAATATCTTCGCCAGCATCCTGAATTCTTGCTTCTGAGCGTAGTGAAGCCGCTTATGAATAGCGGACATCACCCGTGAACCCCTCTCTAGAAGCGCCACCGTCGTCCCTACCGCCGCTTGTTGGTTGCCGTCACCAACCTGAAGATCCGCAATCGCCGCGAACCTCTGACCAGCCTCTACTACGAAGCTCAACAGAGAATACAGAGTCTGACTTGGCTCTTTGTAGGGAAGGGGCATCAGACTGTCGCGCAGAGCTCCCCCCGGAGCGTCAATGTCACGAAACTCGCCGGGAGACAGGGGCTCATCGGCATCACGAATGCGGATACCCCTAGCCTTAAATCCAGCGGGTAGATTCGCTAGGGTTCCAGCGTCAATCAGCTGCCGCATGATGGAGGTCGCGGAACGACCAAGACCCCCAATCATGTGGAGCAGGCCAAGGCCGTAGAAGCCTAGTCCTGGGAGGAACTTGTAGTGTGTGAAGTACTGATTCTTCTTATAATACTCATCGCCCTCGTTCCAGTTACGGCGAATCGACAAAACTTTGGAGCTGCCCTCATCTATCGTGACGATGTACGGGAGCTTAATGCCGGTCTCTTCCCCATCCAAAGGACTGACATGTTCAAATCCTTTTAGGTCGAGATTAATATGAAACTCTATGAGGGTGCAGTCTTCCCCATCAACGGTCTTCTCTACACCCACAAGCTCGCGTTCTTTCTCTCGCAAGCTGTCCTCTGACTCATACGGCGTCAGTTCTACGTCGCGGTAAAACCCAGCTGCCTGATTCTTGCGGACATTGTTGATGTCCATACGAACAACGTGAGCAATACGGGATGCGGACTCAAGATCCGTAGCATTGTACGGCACAACAAGATCATCCGCAGGCACGAACCGCGCAACAGCCCTGTCCAGCATGTCATCAAAGTAAATCTTCTTGAACGCGCTTCCAGCCAACGGAAGATAAAAGAGCATACGATCCGTCTCTGGGTCATACTCCTGCATAACATTCAGGATCTCGTAGTTCATGAAATCCTTAACGCGCTGTGCTTGATCTTCGGACTCTGGGGTGACGGCGCCTACGATCTGTGTGCGGACGGGACCAGATGAGGGCAGAAGTTCCTTATAAGCCTGCGATTGAAACTGCGTAACAGCCTCGGCAATAACGGGGTGCGTCACGCCACTGGAACCTCGAAACGGTTCCTCACGGTCTTCATACTTGATACCTAAGAGGTCAAGGCCGTCAGAGTAGGCGTCCTCCCACTCCTGTCGGCCAGACCTGTCTTCCTCGTAGAGATACAGAAGTTCTTGAGCAATGTCGTTGAGGTCACGCTCGTCCAAGAGCTCCGCAAGGTTCGCGTCTTGCTCTGTGAGCATCTCCTCTTGAATGGCGTCCTCAAAGTTAATAACGACAGAGCCATCCTCTTCTTCGATAATCTCTGTCGGATCCTCGAGTTCCTCAATCTCAATAGTATCTTCTTCCTCAAGAAGATTCTCACCTTGAGCGGGCATCGCGCCGTCTATTAAGGAGATAGGGGTCTCAGCCATGATTTTTCCTAACGACTCTTTAGCAGTGTGTTAACATCAGGAGGACTCGGAAGAGGACTTCCCTCGCAGCAGGGCTCCACATTTATGCCGCATCTCAAGCATTGTCTGTGCCCATGCACTTCAACAATCTGCTGAACAGAGGAACAGTGGGCGCAGTGTACCTGCTCTAACATTTCCACCTTCTTCTTGCCTGACGAATGCGGCTATTCGGATCATTCCTTGTTTTGGCAGAAGACCGTTTTAGCTGCCCCGCAGAACGCGCACAATAGCTCTTGCGCCTCTTGGCCGCCTTGCTGCCAGGCTTAACCTTTCCTGTCACCGCTGTCTTTAGTTTTGACCCAGGATTGGCTCTGCGATGCGCTGCAACGCCTTTCTTGGTCATCCCTGCGCCTTTCTTGGTAGGACGATAGTTGGCGCCCTTCCCCTTCGTGGTCTTACGAATAGCCTTCTGGCGCTTCTTAGCCACCCTACTCGTCCTCTGAATAGAGGTTATTAAACGTCACAGAAGGGTCGAGGTAGGAATCGTGAGACTCTGCCGAATGTGTCCATTGTGAGGGTGTAAAGTCGGGGGCCCCTTCGCCCGTCCGCCATAAAGCGGGACTCGTTGCACGAACTCTGTTATTCGGCAACGCAACAATATTACCTGTCCACGGTCCAGCGTCAGTCAAATGAATAACATGTGACTGCTTATGCTGTGCGGGGTCATCCGCGATTTCATGATCTGTGTAGTCTACTGTAAACAAGTACTTTCCCGTGTGAAAATTATTGTCGATTTTACACAACCATGGTGAAGAACTTACCCTATCCATCACGATAACGCTATGATTTCTTGATTCGCAGTCCCATGGCTGACACAAGTGGTCCTCCATGGGATCGGGCCACTTCTCTAGAGGAATGTCCGCTACAAGGGCCTGTATGGGCATTCTGGCCCACATAGCACCCCCATGTACGTTCTCTTCGGGACCCTCTTCCATGTCGGTCTCACATCCTGTGAACACGATCTGAAAGCTGAGAGACCTGTCGGGCATCGTATTTACGGCAAACACCATGGCATGGAGGAACTCTCCATGGTAGCGCATGTGATTACACGTAAACTCCCTGCGTACCCAGCATTTAAAGTTGGGTACGTTGCTGATAAGGTACGGCATTAACGGCGTCTAGCCGCGCCGCCCTTTGCATAACCCTTGGTCTTCTTCATGGCCATGCCACCGCCCATCATTTTCTTACGGCGAACAGCACCACCTTTAGCGTAACCCTTAGATTTTTTCTTCTTCGCGGCCATATCTAACTCCTTTTCTTTGAACTACGGCGTTTTTTGGCAAAAGTCGCTACATTTCCACCGACTCCTTGCGTTTTTGAGCGTTTTCTGGTGACGGCGCTCTTCTTTTGAGACGCTGTCATGCGCTTTGCCTTCGCTAAAGGCACACATTTCGGGTATTTTCGCTTACTTTTCTTAGCAGATTTGCGGCCGCACGGCTGAAACTTGCCCTTTTTCTTCGGGGCACCAATATCAACCCACTTTTCGCCTACCCACTTGCGTAAACTCATCTCTTTCGCCTACGTGTCGTGCTCTTTTTGCGCGTTTTAGTAGTTTTCCGCTTCTTCGTTGTGCTTTTCTTGGTTTTTTTCTTGCCACCGGGTTTTACCTTACCACTACACACCGCGCTGGCATACATATTGGCATACGCACTGGGGTAAACATCAAATTTCCGCTTCGCAGCGGCTTTTCCTCGAGGACAAAGCTTGGCCATGCTACTTCTTCTCGCCTTGACGCCACGCCCGTGCTTTGGACATAGCCCTGTTTCCAAACCAGAAGCTGATTATAGCACTAAATATTACGCCATCTGTCTCTTCACGCCAAGCCATGTCTATAGCTACCGTCCAATCCAAGTTCTGAACGGCAATCATAGCATATATCATGACTCCCTTGGTCGTTAAGTAGGCTAGTAGGAACAGATAAGTAACGACAGGGCGCACAGAACCGCGAAGAGCATTGATAAAGTTCCCAGCATCGATAGATCTATCATGCTCGTACAGTCCTTTCGTCTCTTCGATCTCGGCTTGCGCGTCCAGCTCGGCAATTTTCAGCTTGGATATCTGATCAGCGTACTTAGCCTTCGCCTCAAGCATCTTGAGCTCTTGCTCGTCAGCCTGCTTCTGCTTAAATATGCCGATGACCTCTGGAATTATAGAGGTTCCGAAACCTAACAGACTGCCTAGCAAGGATATCATTTAACTTTCTCTTTCATTGCTTGTCGCCAGCGCCACGCCAGAAACCCTAAACTGGCGAGCAGTAGCAATATGGACAGACTCGTCTCAACGAGTCCTAGCCAAGAAGCCGCCACGGCTACGCCACCAGGGGCAACGGTTATGAGATCTTTCGGTTCCATTATTTGTTCTCCACGGGTGGGTGCTTGCCGTTGTGTGCATGTGAAAGCTGGTCTAACTGTTTCGTTATCCACTTTACATCTTTCTGAAGTCCCTCAAGCTCTCTGTGTAAGAGCTTCAGTTCTGTCGGAGAGTTGATCCCCTTGAGGGTCATCACTTGATTCGCGATCTTGCCGCGTTCCTGTTCCGCATTATCAAGCCTCGCGTCAAACTTTTCACGGTTATCTTCCGCGCTCTTTATATGATCTTCAAGATCATGCATGACGCGGCTCAGATTACTCTTCACCACGGCATAGCCGCCGGCCACT